ACGATTTATGTAGACCTTCGTAAAACGTTACGATTTATGTCAATATTAGGAAAACCTAAGAAGCGCCGAAGCGCTACTTAGTAAAAAACTAATTTGATCGTAACGCTTCGAAGGAAGACTTTAGAACTCATATAGAGAAGAATTTGACCGTACCAAATTCTTTTTGGATATGAACCTATTGAGGATTCATATCTATAATGGGGCAGTTGTAGATGACAGGAACACACACAAAAAAGTGAAAGTTAAAGTCAGTTCCAACTGAAAAATACTTATCAATATAAGTATAAATGGGTTTGTTTGCTGATGCTGAAGGCACCATAATGGTAGTAACTACATTATCTAATAAAGTACCAGTATCTATGTTACCACCAAAAGTACTTTTAGAACCACTGGAGTTGCCAAGAGAACAATAGTTCAATCGATACATATTATAATTAGGTGCAACAAATGACACTGTATTATTAACTTTTTTAGATTGAAGTGCCATACCAGATGCTGAATTAGCTTCAGTACCAATGCGTGCTCTATAATAAGCAGCATTAGAGGAAGAACTATTATTTGCATCCCATGAAACTATCTCTCGTTGAACACCCCTAGTAATAGGGAAATTATAACGAGCGGAAGATATGGAGCAAATAGGATCAACCTTAGGTGCATCAAGAAAAGTCATTGAATTGACAACATGATGCCAATTAAAGCCTCCTCTCAATCCAGCAAAACATGGGTATAACCATGTAAAAACGCTATTTTTAACAAAGTTAGCATAATACGTATTACCAGTAGAGATAACTCCTTTTGATCTTGATGTACCATTATTATCATCAAAACCATGTAAAAATGGTATACGATTGTGAAATGTGGAGAATAAAGTCCAATTAAAACCACTATCACTAGCATCCGCATAATTTACAGAAGAATGATAGACAGTTCTACGCAACAATTTGCGTAAAGAGACAATATTTTCACCAATATTATTAAGATAGCGAGATTTTGGAGCTTTAGCTAAAGCATTACCTGCTAAAATAAGCATAGGATTATCATAAGCCCCTAGCGTACTAGCAGATGATTCATCTGATTGTGTAACATAAGGTGTATAATCATCCAATGTTCGTGGAACTGCTAATTCAAAATTTTCAGCCCCTCTTACAAATACTTGGACTTTAATATCGGCATTAACAGATGGTGCTGTTAATGGTGTTACAACACGCCATGTAATGACACCATTGTTTTTACCATTAACATACACCATATTACCAATAGGTGTGGCTGTACCATTAGTAGCCCACTTAAGAGCTGAAGCTGAATAATTAGAACTCTCAGTACCAAGCCAGGCCATAGTCTGCATATATGGAACACGAATCTCCACATCCTGAACAGTTCCGATGTCCACAATTTCATTAAAAACGACAGCATAATCAGGCACATTATTACCAATGTCCCCACGCGGATCATACGTTAAACGTATACGACCTTTGTGAAAAGGAGAGCAGATAAATCTAAAACGAAATATTAGATCTCCACGCCAAAATTGGAACATACGTGACATGTAGGAAATGACAGTATCATATATAGGCTTAGGATTAGAACCATCATTTAAATTAAACATGTTAGGTGAGACTTGTGCTGCAAAATTTACTTGATCAACAGTATCAGCTATTGCCCAATCAAAATCGCAAAGAAACGTTTCTTTTTGACAAAGATAACTTAAATTCAATTCATCTGTACTATCAAGTCCAACCAAACTAGGATCAATACTAAGTTCCGTTTTTGGATCGAGTGCGAATTTATCAAAAGGTACACTGACATCACTAGAAGCAAAATGTGGCGCAGGAGTTGGTTTAAAAAATTCAACATTATTCATGTTAGGAGGGTTTGTATAGCCAAATAAATGGGCTATTTTACCAATAGCCCCAGCCACCATACTAGAAGCTGTTGCATATTTACCTATCAAAGGAGCATCACCAATTTCGCCTAAAGCGGTTGATATAGCGGATGCGCTCTTAGAAAGAACACGATCACCATATTCATCATCACCACCAATGGCAACCTTAGATGATTTGCGTGAACCCCTAGAAATGGAAGATTTGCGTGATGTGTTATCATCACCATCCATTTGAGTCTCATATGATTGCATAGCAGCACGAATGGTAGGTGCATGTAATCTAACATCAGTTGCCCAAGCATAAGTCTGCAAGGTAGCATTCCCACTAGCGGCACCGTTTGCACTTCTGAGAGGTGTCATGGCCCACTTAACCAACTTCCCAATATTCGTTGGATCCAGCGAAGCAGTGGTAATATCCATGTAAGTTTTATGCCAGAAGAATGGTAAAACTAATTCACCACCTTGACACTTCTGTGGATATATCCAATAATGGGGGAGCTGAGAGACCTGTATAGCACCTAAATTTGTGCTGGTATCAGGTCCAGAAATATAACCATGAGCTGGTACATAACCATATAAACAATTACCATAATAAAATTGGGAGCAATTGACAATGGTCTTAATATGTAATTTACAACTAAGATACGCGTAATTTTGCAATTTATTTTTGATTGCGGTATTACTAAAATACAACCGCCATGGATTAATTTGACCCAAAAATCCCACTGATGTACTCATATTATAAGTTTGAGTATCAATCAAAACGGGACGTGATAAATAATCTGCTAAATCAGTTGATGGCTGAATATCAGCATATTGATCTTCATCAGGAAGAGCAGTGTAATCAACGAAAGCACCAGGGTTTTCATCAACAAACCGAACGACCTCACTCTCAACCATAGAGTTAAGAATAGGAGGTCGGATAGAAGCATCAGCATTAGAAGGATCATATCTAGAGCTATCGGTTCTTGCAGCTTTTGCGCCACCAGGTGCATCAGCCACAGCAGACTCATCCATTTGAGTCTGATAAGCCTCTTTCAAGAGGATTTTCCCCCTCTCAGCCGCCGAAATACTCGGCGAGTTGAGAGGAGTACGCAATTGCCGAACCGACAGAAAGGTGTCAATAGGTTCGACATTATGCCTAAGGCAAGAGCTTTCTTCAACGACGAAAGCATAGCCGGCCGCATCAGCAGCTAAAATGGCTTCAAGAAGCTCATTTTTATTTAAAATTTTCTTATTATTATTATTATTTTCAGCGAGTCGAAATACAAAGATGTGCACAAACTCAAACACACACTCGCATTATACATATGTAGCACTCCAACCAAGTGCATCTCTAAATAGAGATTTAGGGGAACGCCCAGGTAAGAAATAAAAATATCCACGCTCATGTAACATAAACTATGTATAATGATAAAACTTTTCACATGCAGTAAATATATTTTTATGGTTTTTTGGATAATATAAATGAATATAAATGACGGAATTTCCAACGCCATCTTACACTCTCTCACGAGAGTCACGCTTCTTTAGTCGATCATCACGATCTATAAAAGAGGCTATGAGTTCTTCCCAAGTTGGGAAGGTGGAAGCAGTAACCCATAGCCCTATGTTTGTCTCATCAACAACATCTATCAGAAATTTTCTTTTCTCTTCAAAGATTTCTCTACCATGCCAGAAGTATTCTCTAATAGCACTAGATATCTTTTCAATAGAATGCTGTTCACGAGATAACTCTTTAGATTTAACACCTATTAATAAGGATTTCTCAATAGAATCAATCTCTAAAGGACAAACCATCAGGCCCAAATCAGCTTCATATCTCCAAGATCTTTTAAGAAAAGAACAATCAGATATATTGATAAAGGGTATTGACGCCTGCTCTTTATCAGCCATGGTATACTCAATACCACAACTTTTAAAGACGTCCTTAATGTTAGTGTGATTAAACCAATCACATTTGTCAGAAACCCCCATAATGTTATCATCACCATAAGTCATCAAAGATACATTATTCTTAAATGAACGAATAGTATGATCTGGGTTTAAAATCTTATATGCATAACGCATATAAAGACTATTGACCAGAGAATTAATGATCACAGTTAATGGGTGTCCTGAAGGGTTTGATCCAAAAAATTGTATCAAATCCCCGTTAAAATCTATAAGAGGATACGCAGTATCACGAGCTATACACTCAAGAACTTGTAGTTCCTCTTCAGAATAACCAGCACGTTTACAAATGGCTATTATAACTCTGAAAGCTCGCATAATAACTGCAGCAGACATACGTTTATCAAACTTGCCATAATCTCCAGCAACCATGCGATCCTTGCCATGTTTCACAAGATATTTATATATATCATCCCATTCAGATGTCTGGCATTGTGTACCAGGAGCCATCTCAGAAATGAATTTTCTATGTTGAAATAGGCGCGTTGCTCCTAATGTAAACATGCGAACAACGATAGACCAATCAGCAGGAGCACCTGTAAAAACACGTGTTTTCTTACTATCGATCTTTTTAAAAGAAACCGCCTCATCCTTAAGATGAGCACAAAAATTGGGATGAACTAAACGTCCCTTAGAATACTCTGATATGATATTATTAATTCTATGTTTAATATCATCTGTAAAATCAACAGCATCTTGAAGACCAGGTATTTCTTTTTCAACTAGGAAGAATTTCTTACTCTTCTTCCATGGATTACCCATACTACTACTCCTATTTATAGAATCCACAAAAGAAATTCCAGGAGCTCCATTAACAGCTGTAGTATAATCTAAAACATGTACCATACTCAAATCTTCTTGTGTAAAATCATTAAGCATATCTGTTATGAAAGAATCACAACATTCGTCCAGTATAGATAAATCCATCTCATAATTGGGATCTCGCATTTCATTATAAGCGATATACCAAGGTTCCCAACCATTCATGATTGGAGCACCATGTTTCAATGATAGACCACGCTTAATTAAAGCATCGTGAATAATAGTTGTTTCTACGGAACTTTTATGTTTAGGACGAAAACCTGTAAAACTACCATAAACTTGACATTTACTTTGTTCACAGTAGTTAACAGGACTTTTATGATGGAGAGAAGTTAACTTACGTTCAAAACCAGGAGCTGAGAGACTCATCTCTCCGCTTTCAACTTCTTTTTTAATAAACTCCAAATCTTCAATATCCTTGCGTAAAACCTTAATTGCTAAAATAGTACTAGCGATATCACTACCCGCAACGTGGAATCCATAAAGCATCCAACCTTGTGGTGTATCAACCACTAACAATGAACCACAATCACCAACATCAGAGTTTATAATAACATGACCCCTGACAGTATCATCACGATAATCTGGATGATTAAAGTTCTGAAGACATTTGATATTTTTAGCTAATAATTCTCCTTCAAGTGATCTATAAACATAAATACCATTACAACCATCATTAATTGGTTTATAACCAAAAAATTTAGTTAGATCTCTCTTAGGAGGGATACCATCCATTCGGAATGTACATAGATCTGTAAAATTAGGTAATCTTCTAAAAGCACTCGTATGCATAAAGGCTTTAACATTAGAGTTAACCTTACCATAAGTCGAATTGATTAGTGTAATTTGCACATCACACATTAAATCTTCAACCAAATGGTAATTAGTAATATAAGTGTTACCTTTGAGACAAAAAGCCTTTATACGCCTAAATCTCTCAGAACCATCATTATGCTTAAATTTCATTTCAAGTGCTACGCAATTATTACCAACTAATTTAATAATATCAGCTTGGCTCTTATTGCATAAAGAACGAGAAGCAATAGGAGCTTCAAATCTATCAGAACTAATAGTATCCTTCCACATATTCTCTTTTTCATAAGAAGTAGAAGTAGGAGGTTTACCAACATCTTTAACGCTATCCATTTGATGATTAGTCATAGAACCAAGTTCATACCCAGTATAAAAATAGCAATCCCTACATTTTTGTTCTGTTTGACAAGTAGATGCGGAAGCTGCTTTTTGACAAGCAGATGTAGAACCAACATCATATCCAGTATTGAAATAGCAAGTACTACAACTATCTTTGTCAACTTTTCCATGTTTAGCACACTTATGAACAACTGGATCTTTATTAAAGCTTTTATATAACTTATGCAAATAAACAGAACCAGCAACCATAGCTATAAAGCCACAGATTATTTTGGGATAACTAATTTTCTTATCCACTTTTTTACAAATCTCACCAAGAACAAATTGAGTAGCCTCAAAAGGCATCTCCAATTCTTTCATAAAATCATAGAGATAATTATCTCCATATATGAAAATTAAAAATTTATTTATGAATGGAACGTAACGTCTTAGAACAAGAACAATGTATAGTTTAAATATTCCATAAAGAAAACGAAAACGTAATCCTAATAAAGCCTGGAACATAAGATCATATATGGTCTTTTTAACACCAGAAGCTGCTTGACGTTCATAACAATGACATATATTGGAATTCAAAAAACAAGATTGACAAACCTTAATATCATCAAGTTTTGTATCACAATCAACTGCTTTATCTTGGAATCCCTCGAAAGAAACAGCTTCTCTAGAATACCATTGTAAAAATACGTTTATATCAGTGAACTTAGCAACTTCAATAGCCTTACCCATTTGACCTTCTATAGAAGAATCACTGGGTACAACTTTCTCAATCTCAATATTCCAAAAATTTGGATACCCTCCATCGGAAACTGGAATCTTAACAGGATCCAACATTCCATTGGTGGCAAATTCTGGTTTAATCGCTAATTTAACAATAAATTTAAATCGACGACGAACTGCAATTGGACATGAGAAATAAGCAAAACTATTCAAACTTTTAGTGTTAGTAGTAGCTATAACAAGACGACCTTGGAAAGGTGTTTTACCTTTTTTATCCAAAGATGCTTGATCTGGTACAAAAGAAACATTATTAATAGCTTGAATAACTGTCTCAAGACTCGGATCAACGCCATTAGCGCTATCCGGACGTAAAGAAGCAATATCATCTAATTGTAAACACCACATATAAGTTTCAAAATTATCCCAATAATTAGCTAAAGGATTAACTGTGTATTTAAAATGTGGCTCTATAGGTAAACTAAATGTCTTGCCAAAGTGTTTAAATAAGATTTGAGAAAATAAACTTTTACCTATACTGGAATGTCCATATAATAAAATAGAGAAAGGAGCTTTGCGTTCAGCGCAAGCTGCCTTAAGAGTAATAAATTCACTCTTAATCATCTCTAGATCATACAACATAACAGTTAAAAACCTCTTCTCAGATCGATCTTCTTTTGGTAAAAATTTAATTAGAGCTTTACCTTTATCAATAGCATCATTAAGACGCGAAAAGAAATCAGGAGAGGTAAAACCATGAGGTTTAGGATTTGAGAGAAATTTAGATTGTCTCTTCAAAACCAAACCACTATTATACCATTTATCACAGGTTGTACTACCATAAATTAATGGTTCTAATGAGCCAGTTTTAAAAACAGCGTAACCAGTCTCACTAATATATAACAATAAATCAAGAAAGCAGGTAGCAAAATCTGCTTTACTTCTGTAATCAGAAGTAAGTTTCTTTCTCTCAAACTCATTATAAGTAAATAAATCTAATTTAATATTAAATTTATCTAAAAAACCCCTTGTGCAACAAAACATCATAAAGCGATAAGTTTTAGCAAAAAGGGGATGACGCGTAAACGCATCATAGTTAGTTAACATATCACGACAACTTTCAAAAAACTTTTCAACAGAGTCTTTTTCATCATCAGCTTGTGTCATTGAGAATATTATCTCAAAATAATTTTGTAAATCACCACTAACTAAATCAGCAATAAAATTACTGCCAGTAATTAAACGATAAGCAAGTTTACCACAACATAAAATATCGTATAAGCTGTTCATACGATAAACATCTCGTAGTATGAGATGTAAATCCTCAATGTGGAATAATAAATTATCCACAAAAGGAGGTAAATTTTTCAAAGAGCGTTTGCCAAAAACTTTGGCATCGCATGCATAATTATCTGAGGTCTCTGCTTTTTCCTCAGATTCTAATTCTTTAATATAGGATTCAAAATCGAAATCTCGATATGAAACCTCAATATCTGGGCTCGGCTGAGCCTTATCTGCGCTTTGGGGCCGGGCGTTACCACGGACTTCATTTGGTGGGTTAAAAACAGAGCTCATACTTCACTCTGTTTTTTCGATGGAGTGTTATTTCTCCCGTCCGAGGATACCCGCTGGACTTTTACCGCGGTAATACTAAAAGATAAATGGGGCCATACTTCCTCATAAGTAGGAAGGACCCGCACTAGGCGAAAGGAGGTTAATTAAGAGCTCCTAAACTTGGGGATCTGGAGATCAACTATAGACCATGTAATCCTTGTAACGAACCTAGTTAGGTCACCATCTTCTCTTAAAGGCGTGCTACTCAGCATTTTATATTTTTAATTATTTGGTTGAGCAGAATGAACGTCAAAAACACTACATTATAAAGAAATGTAATATATAAACAAAAACAAAAAGGTATACTATTTAATTAATTATTGACGTAATTAATTTGGGTGTAAAAAACCAAGTGGTATATAGGCCACTAACCAGTAGAAATAAAATAGAATAAAATATCTTAGAATAATAAAGAATCTTGATTGCTTATTATAAGCAAAAAAGATTTACTTGAATAAACTATCAATAAGTGTGTACATATGCGTCAACATATG